AATGACCTGAAACTACATATTTTGTTGAGTCGTATTTGTCTAATCTCATATACCCTGAAGTGCTTGTTCCAGCATCGTAACTAAGACCAAAAGATGTGGTAACTGCACTAGCATCATAAGTAACAGTTCCGCTGTAATTGCGCCACTTGCTACGCGTGTAGTTGCTTCCTGTGTCTGTGTTTATTCTGATATTCATACTGTCTGCAGCATTATTGGAAACATTTGCAAATAACATTATTAAAGTGTTGTAACTTGAACTGATACCTGTGATGTTTGTTGTTGTTCCAGAAAGTGTCGTTGTGGAAACCAATGTCATTGGCGATCCGCCAGCGGCTGGAGCAGCCCAGGTTGGAACGCCGCCTGCTACTGTTAAAACATTGCCAGTAGAGCCAATACCTAACCGGGTATTTGTGTTAGCGGTCGCTGATCGATATTCAATATCGCCAAGGGTTGTAGAAGGGTTTAGCGCCTTGGTGGTGGTATCTACTGAAGAGCCAAGGGTACGAATAGCAGCAGCGCCATCCTTAACGAGGCTAGTATCGTCTGGGGTTGTCCACCCATAATTAGTTGTCGTTGCCATATATTCTCCTTGTCAGGCTACTATTGTAGCGTTATTCCAATCTAAAGTAGGGCTAAGCGTGTTCCATGTCTCTGTAACTGGAACGCTATTCCACCTGAAGGCCTGAAGTGAAAAGGCAACTGGCGAAACAATAACTGTCAAATCAAGTGCGTTAAATCTAGTAGTCCAAGTCCAGCCTTCTACGAATCCTTGATATCTTCCTTCGGCAATGTTTAGAGGCAAGTCCTCAATGTCTAAAGGTAATCCCATGAATATATTAAACGCTTGATCGCGAGAGGCATCTGGGATATTTGGATTAGCCATTGGGAAGGTGATGCTTTTAAATTGATATTGAGGATATGCGCGAATGTCTAAATAGAACTCAGCCTGGCTTAGCGCATCTGCGCCGTTCTCGATGCTGGTTTGAATGTTTTGACCTTGAGTGCCATAGACCGCAATCGATGCGGCATCCTCGGCTGTTTCTTGTTGCCCATTCTTATAGGTAATAGTTACCTTGTTACGCACATCGCCTAGGCGCTTAGATGTTGCAATACCCTTGGCATAAGCCCAGCCGCCATCTACATAGGCATAGCCATTAGCTGCTAAGTATTGCGATCGATGCGTGGAGTCTGCGTATCCAATTCGGCCAGAAGCATCTTCATAGATATAGCCAAGACCAGAAGTGGCAAGGCTAGCAACCAGAGAATAAACATCAGTAGTAGAGGCTGACCTGTCTGTAAGTTCATAATCGCCCGGGCGATCTATTTCGCCTAATCCAGAATTCTCGGCATTAGCCCAAGTAATTATGGGATCGTAAGCCGCCCATGTTTCTGCTGCTGGTACTTCATTCCATTGGTCGAAGAGAACCGCTTGCAGTACCTCGTAAATCTGATCTCCATCGAAGTCTTTACTTAATACTCCTTGAGTTAATACTTTCGGCAACTTCGATAAAGCCCCTAAGGCTGTAACGGTTATATTCTGGGTTATGGCTGGCTCGCCTGTTGCCACCACGATATCAATGTCAGAGACATCTCCGCCGAAGATTGGGATATAAGTGCCAGTTGAATCTTTTATCTTGACCACGATGGAATCATTTACATCGAAGGCGATGGCTGATTGATCTAGGTTCTTTATTGTAAATCGGCAATAACCAGCGATTGGTTGGCTATAAATATCTGTTCGACCAGAGGTGATTGTTAAATCAGATAAAACTAGATTTGTTACATCGCCAAGCCCATTGACCTCAACCGCCCAATCGGGTGTCCATAAGGTCATACGAAGGCCGCGCTTCCTAGCGTTCCTCGAGCTTGTGAATCATTAAGAATGCTGACGATCTGGCGAGCAGTTGATTCGCTATCGATTGCGCCATTAACTGTGATATTGGTATTGCCGCCACCAACATATCTATAACCAGAAAGTGATGGAGTTGAAGATATAGGTGCTGATGGCGTTGATGGAGAAGATGATCCAGTTGAGAATGATGCGCTGCTAAAAGGATTTAGGGCTGAGCCGATACCCTTGGCAATATCGATTACTCGCTTAATCTTATTGTAAAGATCATCGAAGAATGAAACTACCTTGGCTAGGCCATCAATAAGACCGCCTATTGCTCCGCCTACAATCTCGAATGCCTTGCCTAGAGTCTTGCCTAGGATTGGCGCTAATACATCGCGAGAAAACTCAGCGATATTCTTGAACAGGTTGATAAGAGGTTTTAGTTCTTCGCTGTTATCGTTGAGTGAATTCTTTACTGAATTGAAGGCTGATCGAAGTCCATTGATTATTGGGCTTAGAAACTCCACAACCGGGCGAAGTTTATCGCCTAGGTTGCTAGTGAAGTCTGCGATTGCAGGAATAACATCTTTAACCAACTTCTCAACCAAGGGAGTGATTGCTGTGAGAATGTAAGCGCCTACGGTTTCCTTGCCTTCATCGAATGCAACCTGTAATCGGCTTAACTTTCCTTGGAATGTATCGGCTTGCTTTGATGCCTGGTTCTCGAAAGTGCCAGCAAGTTTTGCTGTGATCTGATCGAATGAAAGAGTTTTAAGTTCAGCCTTATCAATTCCAACGCCTAAACGGCTAAGCCCTGCCAGATTGCCTTCCTGAGCCTTGGAGAGGGCTTCTGTAACGGCTGAGAGCGACTTGCCACTACCTGCCGAAATATCTAGGGCTAGCGCCTGTAACTTTTGAGCCTTGTCAACATCTTTAGTTGCTCGAGTTAAACGATCAAGCGATGGGCGAAGTTCATCATCGGCAACGCCAGTAGCCAGAGAAGTCTGAAGAATAAATTCTTCTGTGCTTTTAATCTGGGCATCGGTAGCCTGAGTAACATTCTTAAGAGTATTGGCTAACTTGGCTTGGGCTGCTTCATCCTCGATGGCAGACTTAACGCCATCTACGGCTAACTTGCCAGCATAGGCAACGGCTGCCGCGCCTGCGGCTGCGAATGCTGCTCCAGCAATCTTTCCGAACTTAGCAATTTTATCGCCGAAGGTGGCTACATCTTTATCCGCTTTATCAAGGTTCTTAGTGAAGTTATCGACATCAGCAAGAAGCTTGAGCGTTAACGCCCTTGTACCTGTTGCCATTAGCCCCACTCCTTCAAAATCTTAGTAAATGATTCTGTCCATCTAGCCACGATTTGCGGTTGAATCTTGCGAAGCGTTGGATAGATAAACCAGCCCTTAGAGCCTCGACCTTCTCGGCCTGACCAGACAGGGAACTGCCTGTACTTGTTGGATCCGAATTCAGTACCGCCCCAGATATCTCTAGTGGTTGCGCCACCTGAGAACTTCTGAGAAGCGAAGCCATAAGTAATCTCACCAATACGGCTTGACTTCTTAACCCTAGAACCCTGAGCAATGCGCCCTGAGACTTTAGTGTTATTACCTCGGCTTGCTGTCTGAATAACCTCAGCCCGGGCGAATTCAGCCAGAGCGCCTGATTGGCGCTTGGCCTCATCGTTGGCTTCTTCACCCATATTCTTTAAGGCTTTAAATACCATGCGAAGTTCCGTTTTATCGAAGGCGATTAATTCATCTGCCACGATTACGCTCCTCTAGTATTTCAATCGCTGTAAGAATATCCTCGGCGCTTTGCCAATGATCCATTGGGATCTGAGTGGCTATTGCCAGTTCTACTAAGAGTCGGCTGACGCTTCCTCTTGTATGACTTTTGGGTTTCCTTCACCTACTTCAACATCCGCGACCGATTCCATCCAGACATCGAGTGTCTTGGTTGGCTTGCCGCCTGCATCGCGTTTCATTGCTGAATGCGTTACATAAAGGATGTCCCACATGCCCCCGAACTGGGAGATAACCTTTTTAGTGGTCATCTCCCATTTCGCGTAATCAGGTGGGCGAACCAGGTAAGTGGTTTCCGATCCATCAACATATTTAATTGTTATTTGTTGTTGCATTGTTTGCTCCCGTTTCTAGTTTTTAGCTGAAGGTTTCTGTTACTGCGCCCTTTGATACCTTGAAAGTAAAGTCTACTGTCTGGGCATCAGTTCCAGCGCCACCTGCTGTAGGAAACTCTGGCATTACTGGGAATGAGAATACTGCGCCTGTAGCAGCAGTAAGGCTGATTGTAATATCTGTGTCTGGTGCTGTTTCTGCTGCTGTCCAGAGTGCTTCGCATACTGAGTTAGCCTTACCCCAGTCTGCCAACATTGAAAGAGCGAAAGTTCCTTCGATGTTAGTTGTCTTGTAAGCCTCGCCATCGAGAGTCTGGTATGTCTCGCGAACATTAGTCTTAGTTAGAACTGCTGAAGTTGCTTGGGCTTCGATATCTGTTCCACCTGTGAAAGATAGAGAAATATCGCGACCTGTGATTACTGTGGTTGCCATTATTTATCCTTAGTTTGTTTGTGTGTAGTAGGTAGAAACTCTGATATCTGCCACC